GCTTGGACACAAAATTATAGACATAACGATTATCACCAATTTAATGCATACAAAGGTAACGAAAATCCAAATTCGTCTCAAAGTGGTTTAGATATAGCTAAAAACCAACTTTCTAGAAACCCATTGGCACATAGTTTTTCTTAAACGTATAATAAAATAAGTAAATCACTCATTAAAATAATGCTCCTATATTTTAATGAGGGTACATACCTTAGACATAGATAGTGGAGAAAGAGATCCCGTTTCTTATTCAAATCCTGCAGACTATGTTGTTAAATTAAAAACACCTGTTTACGAAGTCACAAAAATTTCATTAATATCAGCACGTATTCATAACAGTCAGTTTCTCATACATTCTCGAAATAATCAAATGGAAGTGTTAACAAATGGTGGGAGTACTCAGACTGTAACTATACCCGTTGGAAACTATAGCGGCCAAGAACTTGCTGATACTATAAAACTGAATTGTACAGTTATAACTGGTGCTACTTTTAATAAAACCACAAATGCAATAACGTTTACATGTAACTCGGGTGATTTTACATTCAAATTCTATTCGGGTATAAATGGATATAATACAAACGTTACAGGGTATACTACACCACACGATATACTTGGTTTACCATCATCTGATATTTCATCGAGTAGTTCTTCATTAACGACTGGTAGTATTAATTTACAGGGCGCAGACGCAATAATTGTAAAATTGAGTAGTGGGTCCGATGAATTTAATAAGACTGTATTTTCAGATACACCTTTTTATACTGGACGAATACTCATGTGTGGAGACGTAATTAACTATTCTGGTGTAGACGATGCTGTCGAACATAATTTTGATAGTGGGGCACAAAAAACAATATCAAGTTTACGTGTTCAATTTTATTATAGTAGTAATAATCGGCTCATACCTTACGATTTTAGAAATGCGAATCATATACTAAAATTAGCAGTAACATGTTCTACAGATAAAATGGAAAATATACCTAGATCTAAACGAGGGGAGAGTTTACCTACACCTATGGAAATCCCCTATGAATTTAGAGAGGATGTACATAACTGGGATGCTTTTATACCTATATTTATGGTAGTCGCAGCAGGTTTATTTTTACTTTTAATTATAAAGAAACCGAAACGACTTCAACTTACTTAGTAACAGCGAACACTGGTTGTGCTGGCTTGTTAACCTTGGAGGACACTCTGGAAGTGACCATAAAGACAAAGATGGACAAGAGAGTTGTGAACAACGCGGTAAGTGTGTAGTTCATACCACCGTTCTTGTTAACCTTGATCACTTGGTTAACCAACCACCTGACCAAGTCAACCCAAGACAAGGCGGCGGCGAAGGAAAACCCAGCGACGATAGCGTTGAGAGATTGCGACTCGAGTTCCGATGCGACGAGTGTAATAGTTTCTTTGGCAGCAGACATTTTTATACTATAAATGTAGATTTTATTCTGGGAGAAAATTTTCGTCGAATAAAATTTTCTTATATTTTTTCGTATTTTTAAAGTACCCTTTCATATTTTTAATAGGTTTTTCTTTAGAATAAGAATACCCTGAGGATTCAGATTCGGTTCCAGACTCGTTATCGGTTTCAGTTTCTGAGTCAGAGTCAGAGTCAGAGTCAGAGTCTTTATCCGAGCTATCATCACAATTTGATATTTTAAAATATATAACATCCTTATCCCAACCTTCTAAATTAGATGTCTCCATTACTATCTATAGCATTTTTTAACATATGTTCTGTTGGGTTTTTCGGCACCCACGTACCCCAATTATCGTACGCAATGTTCATTTTAACGAATTTGTATTCTCTACCAGAATACCTTTCAAATTCAATGTCTTCCTCGTCTACTACATCCAATTCTTCTTCTTCGCTATCTGATTCATCGTAAATTTCTGGGAAATGTGAACCCGTTTTCTTACCAACTTCGTTCATTGCACAATACTTCATAGCGTATTCCATATCTTTACCGAGTATAGTATCACGACCACATGCCTTTGCATATTCGGCTGCAAAAACTATGGCTTGTTCCATGACGGGTTGTACAACATCTATAGCTGTTTGTTGAAACTGTTCAACGAGTTGTGTTGTAGCATCTTTTTCTGATTGATTCATTGTATTAAAATAACGTTTGAGCAATACCGTTCTCCACTCGGAGTATATTATAACTATGTGCCAAAACTCTAAGTTCTCTTTGTGCTAAATTATCAGGTGTTACTTTAAGTTTTAATACCTGATCTTTAACCATACTGAAATTTTTCTGTCCTGTCGGATACCATCGTTCAGGTTCGAGCGCAAAACTATAAGAATAATACCTCCTAAAAAGTTGTGTCCTTGAATGGTGTATACCACTTTGTACAGCGCGTAAATTTATAACATCACCCGTTTCTTCATTTAAAATTTCTGAATCATCTAGAGACATTTTTAATGATTTGAGGTGTTCATAATTAACATATTCTCCATCATAAACTATAAACATTGAATCATAATCGAAATTAGTAACAAAATGATTACCTGGTATCTTTCTAAGTCTTTGAATTATAAAAAATATCTCTTTTACAGAGTTTTTAAAATTAAGGTTATGTTTAATATCGACTATAGAACTTATATCTGGGTCTTGTGGTATTATAGATTTACTTTCCTGTATTTGTGTAATTATATAGTCTATTTTTTCAGATTTAATTTTTTTCTTTTCAACATCTGTTAATGATACCATTTCGGTAGTTATTTTCATGTTTTTAATGAGACCCTTTGTTGATACATTATTTGCCAAGTAACGAACATTATCATCATCAGCTGGACTGGTAGAATCATGACCAAATATACAATCACTACATTTCCTAAGTTTAATAATAATTTCAATTTCCTGTTTATCTATTGCACAAATAGGAATAGCGAGTTCGGGGTTATTGTGGAAATAAAAGGGTATATCAACGAAAAATTTTTGTTTTTGTGTCGCAAATCCTAAATACCCAGAAATTTCGTGATTCGATACAGGTGTACCTGAAAGTTCTAAAGGTGGTTTACCTATAAGTTTAGATAAATTTTTCTGTTTCGTTTGTGTTACATAATTATCATAATAAATAGCTAAAAAATCACTTGGTATTCTTTGAATTGTTTTACCACCGATTAATATTTCGGCATACTCTATAATAGCGTGTCCTATAGACTCCACATACCCAATACCTAATATACCATCACCACTTAGTAAGTTTTGTTGTATTTCCGATAATTCAAATTTTAAACTTACTGTTTTTAAAAGGTCACCTTGATCTTGGGGTATGGTACACCTTATAATATTATCAAATTCAACTTCACCTTCAACGTCCAAATCAACAAAGAACGGTGCAAAATTAGAATGCTTTTGAAAATTTTTTATGAAATAGGTATATTCTGGATCATCCTTAAAAAAAGCGTCCTGTGGACCAGATGTTTCTAATTGAACACGACCAGCCATTACTAGTATAACTGACTAAAATTTTAAACCTCCGAGACCGCTTTCGACGTGCAAAACATTATAGTTAACTGCATACACGTAAACTTTGTGCCCAAAACTTGAATCTGGACTATCGAGTTCTATTTCTATTAAATTGTGTGCAATTCTACTCATATTAACTTGTCCTGTCGGATAGTATGTTTCTGGTTTTAGTGAAAAGCTATATACACCGAAGTTATTTTCTGTAGTTCCTGTGTAATATTTTAGAGGTTGTTCATAGCTTAGCATTAAATTATCAGCGTCTATTATCGTATTATTATTAAATTTCATTGTAACATTTTTAATCGGGTTATATTTAAATACATCATCGCTTATAGCCACAAAAAACATCTCCTTAACTGGATTTTTAAAGTTAAGCATACCAGACTTTTTCGTTTCTCCGGGTTTCATTTTGAACTGAGACAGTTGAATTTGTGTTATAACATATTCAATTGGGCGTGATAATAAGAAATTTTTTTCATTTTCGGTTATATAAAAGAAATCCGTTATTAATGAAACTTTTTTGATTGTAGATGATACGTCTGAAGGTGGATCTTCTATAGCACCGGATGAAGTAGTGTACGTCACAGTTATATCCTCTAGTTTTCTAAACTTTATTTCAACCTCGACGAGTTGTTTTGTTATAGCACACACAGGTAAAGCTAAACTCGGATGTCTAAAAAAATAGAATGGTAACATTACACTATAATCCCAATCGTAAGAAACAGGTATATAATTACCATGACCAGTTAGAAAATAAAGAGTTTGGTCGGTATCATCGTGATTGTTATGTATCTGGTTATACATGTATATATAATCACCGGTTATACGTTCAATTGTTTGACCACCTATACGTAAGTCCGCGTATTCTATTATCTGCGCACCTATAGATTCACGGTACCGAAGACTTTTCACGTTTATCTGACCACCCATATTTGGGTGGTTCGCACAATAATAGTATAAAATCGATGGTGTAGTTGAAGTGGGTGTAAATGTCACTGTAGATGTACCCAGACCAGTAACACTATCATCTGTGTAATCGGAAGTACTAGGTGCCGTTGTAGAAAATCTAAACGGGTGTGTTGGATGAGTTGTATTGTTGAATGTATACGTCGTACCTTCGTATAAAGTTAATGTTGCCTGTTGAACACCATCTATAAAGTATTTATTACTACTACTTACAGATTGGAACGTTACATTAAAAGATTTACCAGGTGTCGTGGGTTGAGGTAAAGTAAATTTCAACATCATACTCCTGATAAGATCTCCTTTATTAGCTGGTATACGACATTCTAGCGACGTATCGAATTTAGGTTCACCATCAAAAGGCGTTTCTGTAGCTTCTATAGAGAATCTAGTATGTCTTTTAAAATTTACAAGGAAATACGAAAATTCAGGTTCCCCCGTAAGCCATTGGTCCTGGATACCCGTGACAGCAAGGTTTATTCTACCAGACATTCTTACTCTATGTGAGTAAAATTTTATAAAATAAAACGAGGCGATATATTAGATTAGATGAATCTTCAACTCCGAAAATTCAAACCCGAAGGTATGGCTGATGATAAAGTGTGTGTATTTATAGGAAAACGTAATACGGGTAAGTCAACACTTGTTACTGATATACTGTATCACAAAAAGCATTTACCAGCAGGAATAGTTTTATCAGCAACTGAAGAAGGAAATCATTATTATCAACAGTATATACCCGACTTATTCATATACGGAGATTACGATAGAGAAGCAATAGAACGTGTTATGGATAGACAGAAGAAACTCGTGGGTGCAGGTAAACCAAATTGTGGTGCGTTTCTTCTTTTAGACGATTGTATGTACGATTCAAAATTTATGAAAGATACGTGTATTCGTCAATGTTTTATGAATGGTCGTCACTGGAAGATATTTTTCATGTTAACTATGCAATACTGTATGGATCTTCCACCAGCACTCAGGGCAAATATAGATTACATTTTCATTTTACGTGAAAATATCATTCAAAATCGTGAGAAGTTATATAAAAACTTTTTTGGTATATTTCCAACGTTCGAAATGTTCAACAAAGTTATGGACTCATGTACAGAGAACTACGAGTGTTTAGTTTTAGATAATACATCAAAGAGTAATAGAATAGAAGATTGTGTTTTTTGGTACAAGGCAACCTTACGTAAAAACTTTAAGGTCGGTGCACCTCAATATTGGCAAACACATAAGAAGATGTTTAATCCGAGACACGGTAACATGAAGATTGGTGATCGTAACGCAGTTAAAAAAACGACTGCATTAAAAATTACTAAGAAGAAATGATACGAGTTTTATCTAGAAAAATATGTACAGCTTTAAACATAACACAAATACCACCCACTAAAAATATATCATTGGTGTACCCAGCGTTTAACGAAATAAACACTCCTACGTATAACACAGACGAAGGGTACCGTATATTGGTCGATGTATGTCACGAAACAAAAACGGTCTATATAGATCACGACATGTCTAATTATGACGAACTAAACGATTTACCTAGAATAGTAAAAACATTCGGTTGTATGTACCCAAGCTATACTTTACGTGAATAATCCAGGCTATCGCGTAAACGTAAAAAAACGAAAAACACATGTTATGGTATATGACAGACGTTTATACTATGAATCTTTCTGAAAATTCGGACGGTATGGTTAATTTAAATAATAACAAATCGACTAACTTTATTGCTAATAATGAATCAAATTCTTTACCACCAACTACATTTTCTCCACAGCATCAGCAACAACAAATGCCGAATATTTCGCTCGAAAAAAATCTAAGTGAAAATAAACAGATAATGGATTCTACTTCAATTTCCGATATATTGGGACAACCAGAATCACCACTCGAACCACCAATGATGGCACAAGATCCTCGGATGACACAAATGCAAATGCAAACACCAATGATGCAAGCACAAGCGCCACAACAACAAGTTCAATCAAATAACAGTAACGGTAACAGTAATCCATTCAATTTAACGGATGAACAGTTTCAAGTTCTCGTAGTCGCAGTTTGTACTGCGATAGCAATTAGTAAGCCAGTTCAAGAAAAACTCGCGAACTTCGTACCATCGTTTCTTAACGACCAAGGGAACCGAAGTATGGTTGGTTTAGCGTCAACTGGTGTAGCTGCCGCAGTTGTATTTTACGTTATTAAAAAATACACTTAATTATACATTATTTATAGAATTTGAGTAAAACCCTTCCAATCCTTTATCTCTTGTTAAGATAGGATAAGCAAGAATCATACCAATTACAAACCCAGTTACGCGAAGTGAATAGACAATACCTGTACTTCTCGCATCTTTCCCGTAATTCTTATAGTGTTCTTGTATTTTCTTATCGAAAACTTGCGTGACAAGTATAGCAAAAAGGTACGCTAAGAATGATATCACGACAAGACCCTGAAAGTCAATGGACGCGTACCCGAAAAATGCACCACCTTTCATTAACCTATTAATGAAAATGGGCGCGATTAAATGTAG